AATAGAACAAGTTGATAAAAAAGATTATTCATACAAATGTGGAACATCAGTAGCTAGAATGTATTGTAATGGATCTACACAATGTGCAAAGCGTAAGTATGGTATTGGTTTGAATGAAGCTATTCCTGAAGTAGGCAAGCTTATCAAAGTCAATTCATATCCTGAGCCTTACTGGTTATTACCTATTCAAGGTAAAGTCGTTAAATTAGATACGAAACAGCTTTACCAACAACAATTACTTGGTGAAAGATTACTTAACTACGATATTGTTTGGAGACCACTTAGACCAAGCAAAAGAGATCCTGATCCATACAGAGATTGGTTAGAAGAATTAATATCTAACAAACAAGATATGGAAGGCTTTGATGGTGAGGAAGAGAAGAAAGAAGTATTTAATACAAGAATAATAAAATTCTTTGAAGACACTGATACCATTACCGAATTTGATCAAATAGAACACGATAATATTTGGCAAGATGGATCTGAGATTAGATTTAAACTTGAGACTTTTAGACAGTTTATGAAAAAACAAGGGTATAACTGGTCAGAAAAAGATTGTACAATATTCTTACAGGGTGCAGGATGTAAGAAGAGTGCAAAGTTTCAAGGTGTGCAAGCTAGACACTGGGTTGCAACGTTGCCAAAACAAACTGAACACAAAAATAAAAATGTCAAATTCAATAAAGCAAAAGCTCCATGGGAAAACAATTAAGTTTTTTGGACCACCAGGTACAGGTAAAACTCATAGACTTTTAAAAAGAGTAGAGAGATTTCTTAAACGAGGCATATCTCCTGATGAGATTTGTTACATATCATTTACAAACAAAGCTGTTGAAGAGTGTAGAGATAGAGTTAGAAAACAATTCAAAGGTTATGATGAAGATGATTTTAAATACTTTAGAACTCTACATAGTTTAGCAAGACAACAATTTGCAGATATTCCTGTACTAGATCCAAAGGTAGACATGCTGCAGTTTCATACACAATACGGAACTGTAAAGATAAACTACAAACCAACTTGGGATGATCAAAAAGTTTACAACAATTGGTCTTTACAAATTTACGATAGAGCAAGAAACATGAAGATGGACCCAATAGATCTTTATAAAAAAGAACCAAGGAAGAGAGTTAGACTACAACAATTCAAATCTATTATTGCAGGTTACGAACAATACAAAACTTACGAAGCTATGCCTGGTGAATTTAAAAATGACAGATTAGATTTTACTGACATGGTGCAGAAATATATTGATACAGGTTTACCTATACCCTTCAAAGTATTGATGGTTGATGAAGCTCAGGATCTTACACCTTTACAATGGGACATGGTTGTGAAGTTAGCGATGAATGCAGATAAAGTTTATATTGCAGGTGATGATGATCAGGCTATCTATGAATGGAATGGTGCAGACGTAATATTCTTTCAAACGTTTCCTGGCAAAGTAAAAATATTAAAAGAGTCTAGAAGATTAAATAAAAAAGTACATTTCTTTTCTAAATGTATTTTAAATGGCATGGAAGGTCATAGGGTAGAAAAAGAATTTACATCTAACGGTAACGATGGAGAGATTTATAAATGGAGCACGCTTAAAAAAATACCTTGGGAGATACAAGGATCTTGGATGGTGCTTGCAAGAATCAATGATGTAAAGAAAGAGCTGCAAGACGAAGCTAGAAAATTAGGATTGTATTTTCAAGATATGCGTGGAAACAAATCATTTGATATTAATCAATGGAAAGCTATTCAAGATTGGCAGTCTATTTGTGATGGTGGATCTATAACAAGAGAAGATGCCTGCAATATGTATACGTATTTGTTAAACATAGATCACGGCTACCGGTCAACGGACAGCAAGAAGTGGAGCTTTGCTCACCCAAACCAAGTATTTAATTTTGAACAATTACATTTACAAGGTGGTATGGTCGAAGAAAGAAAACCATGGCTCGATGCTTTCCAAAGAAAATTTAAAGACAAAGAAAAAAACTACTTTAGAAAGCTTCTAAAGAGCAAAGTAAACCTCGATATCAAAGCACGAATCATTATAGATACAATACACCAGGTCAAAGGAGGAGAAGCTGACAATGTGGTGATATCAGCTAAATGTAACTTCCCATCGCATTTTGACAGAAAGAATTTAGATGAGCGAATCAAAGAACTTAGAGTTTGGTATACAGGTGTTACAAGAAGCATAAACACGTTGCACTTGCTTGGTACATACCACAAATATCATTTTCCCTTGAGTAAATATTATAAATTGTATAAAAGTAACTATGTCTAAAAAGCAAATAGGTGGAACCCATTACAAGAAGTATGCCATCGAACCTTGGAAGTTTATAAGAGAAAACAATCTCAACCCTTTTCAAGCTAACATAATTAGATACGGAGTAAGATATGAAGATAAAAATGGTATTGAAGATCTTGAAAAAATTATTCACTATTGTGAAATGGAAATTGAAATTCTTAAGAAGAAAAATAAAAACAAACAAAAAGAACTACCAGCAGAAGACAGTCACAAAGCTACCGAAGATTGGGCTCAGATGGTAGCACAAATGCAAGATTCATAATGATAATTAAAGGAAATAACGGTATTTCAATTGCTGAAAAACACAAACTTCCAGATGATTTATTTTATCAGGTAAAAGAAATTATAAATAATAAAAAAATACCACACAACAATTTTTTAATTGGACATCACGAAGAGTCATATAATTTGAAAGATAATATAAGTGTACTACAAAAGTATTTATGTGAAATTGTTTTAAACTCACAATTTTGTAAAAAAATATACGAAGACTATTCTGAAAGATTAGCACAAGATTCTAAAAACTACGTATATTGTGATGAGCTTTGGGTTAATTGGATGAAGAAGATGGAATACAATCCACCACATACACACTTCGGTATTTTTTCATTTGTTATTTTTGTAAAAATTCCTTTCCAGTTTATAGATGAAGATAAGATAAAATTATCAAAAGATGCAAAAAAGCAATTAAATGGTAGGTTTTGTTTCATTTATAATGATGGGCAAAAAATTTGCACATTAAATCTTGACGTGGATAAAACTTACGAAGGTCAAATGTTTATTTTTCCTAGCACACAAATGCATCAAGTGTATCCTTTTTTTTCATCAAATGATTATCGAATAACTGTATCTGGTAATTTATTTGTAAGAGAAAAATTAAAATGATTATTTGTGGTATACAAATTTCACATAAGCCATCATTATGTGTAATTAAAAATGGTAAAATTATTTATTACAATGAAGAAAGAAAAATTACACAAAATAAAAAAATAGAAAGTGTGCCCTTTGAGTGTATAAACCAGATAAGAAGTCTTCACATAGATAAGTTTGTTGTAACGGGATATAATTTTAATCAAGAATTAGTAAATATTATAATTAGATATATAAATTATTTAAAAATAAATTATAAAGATTTACAATCTTTTTACTATCCACACCATATTTCTCATTTATTTAAAAGTTATGTAGACTCTGGTTTTAAAAATGGAAGAGTTTTTGTAATTGATGGAAGAGGTAGTAATTGGTATTTTAATGACTACTCACATGGTTACGAAACATGTTCTGTTTATAATTTTAGTAATAATTTTATCAAATGTATTTATAAAAACATATTTACAAAATTTAAAGGTCATAAGAAAGTAAATGTAAACTACAACCCAGATGTAAACTATGATCTTAAAGTAATTAATCCATACTTTATTGATGAAAGCACAGAATTCAATATTGATAATAAATTTGATATTGGGAATTTATATAGTTACATGTCATCGTTATGGGGTTATCATAATGAAGAGGGTAAGTTTATGGGCTTAACAGCTTATGGAGAATATGAAAATAAATACTATCAATCTTTATTAACAAATAACTTTGACACATTTTCAAAAAATAATAACAGCGCTGCTACGGTACAAAAATATTTTGAAGATAAATATTTGAATTTAGTAAAAAAATACGAACATGAAAATATGATTTTTACAGGTGGCACAGCTTTAAATGTAGTTAATAATGATAAAATTAGAAAACATTTCAAAAATAGTAATCTTTATTTTGAGCCATTATGTGGTGATGAGGGTAACTCAATAGGAGCTGCATATTTTATGACATTTTTAGAAGGAGGTGATTGTAAAAAAAATGACACTTTATATTTAGGCACAAAAATTAATTGTGAAATAAATAAATTAAGTAATAATGAAATTATAGAAGATAATGTTGAAATAGAAAAAATATTAAAACTTTTATCTTTAGGACATGTAGTTGGATTGATACAAGGTAGGGCAGAAGCAGGCCCGAGAGCCCTGGGTAATCGAAGTTTGCTTTTAGATCCCACTTTAAAAAAGTGTAAAGATCTTATGAATCAAATTAAAAAAAGAGAAAAATTTAGGCCTTTCGCTTGTAGTGTAACAGAAGAAGATGCGAATAATTTTTTTGATTTAAACGTAGAATCTCCACATATGATGTTTGCTCCACAAGCTACAAATAAAGCAAAGCTAATAATACCTGATTTAATACATAATGATGGTACTTGCAGAGTGCAAACAGTAAATAAGAAACAAAACAACATTTTATATTTATTGTTGAAAAATTTTAAAATTCCTGTACTAATGAACACATCTTTTAATTTAGCAGGTTACCCTATGGTAGAGACATTTGATGACATTTTAAATACTTTAAGAAATTCATGTTTAAAATATGTTTATTTTGCAGATCAAAAAAAACTTTTAATTTCAAATAAATGACACATCAATTAAATTTTATTTACAACGATTCAGATTGGGTCGCACCATCAGAGTATCCTGATTTAAGAGAAGCTGATGAAGTTGCAATTGACCTCGAAACAAAAGATCCTGAACTTAAAAAATTAGGATCAGGTTGGGCAACAGGTAAGGGTCATATTGTAGGATTTGCAGTAGCAGCCCTAGGTAAGCAATGGTATTTTCCTATTGCTCATGATGCTGGTGGTAATATGGATTTAGCTATCACAACAGCTTACATGGTTGATTTATTAAAAAGACCTAGCACAAAAATATTTCACAATGCTTCTTATGACGTAGGTTGGTTGCTCGCAAATGGTTTTGAAATCAATGGTAAGATTGTAGATACGATGGTAGCTGCAGCTCTGATTGATGAAAACAGATGGAGTTTCTCTCTTAATGCATGTGCTAAAGATTATCTTGGTGAGATTAAAAACGAAACTTTCTTAAAAGAAAAAGCAAAAGAATGGGGTATAGATCCTAAGCAAGATCTTTGGAAAATGCCTGCAGGTTATGTTGGCTTTTATGCAGAACAAGATGCTGCACTTACCTTAAAGCTTTGGCAAAGATTTAAATCAGATATTCAAAGACAATCTATTAATGATGTTTGGGACATGGAGATGGAACTACTTCCTATTCTAATTAAGATGAGACAAACAGGAATTAGAGTTGATGAAGCAAAGGCAGCATTACTAAAAAAAGAATTTAGAATAAAAGAAAAAGAAGTTTTACAAAAAATTAAAAAAGAAACGACATTGGATGTAGATATTTGGGCTGCAAGAAGTGTAGCACAAGTATTTGACAGACTTGGAGTTGAGTATCCGAGAACTGCAAAATCTAATGAACCATCTTTTACAACTAATTGGTTGCAAAACTGTGAGCATCCTATTGCAGGTTTAGTTAGAGAAGCTAGAGAGATTAATAAGTTTCATTCAACGTTTATCGATTCGATTCAAAGATATGTACACAAAGGTAGAATACATGCTGAGATCAATCAGTTACGTTCAGATCAAGGTGGAACTGTATCAGGCAGGCTATCTTACGCAAATCCTAACCTTCAGCAGATACCAGCTAGAAACAAAGAGTATGGCAACAAAATAAGGTCTCTATTTCTTCCAGAGGAGGGCAGACAGTGGGGTTCATTCGATTATTCGCAGCAAGAGCCACGTTTGGTAGCACACTACTCAGCGTCCATCGGAGAGCGTTTAGACGGGTCTGAGGAGTTTATACAAGCCTATGCAGACGAATCAGCGGATTTTCATCAAATTGTAGCTGATATGGCAGGAATATCTAGGACTCAGGCTAAGACGATCAATCTGGGTCTTTTTTATGGAATGGGTAAAGCAAAGTTATCTAAAGAACTTGGTATTGATAAGGACAAAGCAGAGATCCTTTTAAATAAATATAATTCAAGAGTGCCTTTTGTAAAAAAATTAGCTAGTGCTGTAACGCAATCAGCGAGTAAGTTTGGTTTTATAAGAACTATAAAAGGTCGTAAGTGTAGATTTGATAAATGGGAACCTGCAACATTTGGTATGAATCAGGCCATGGATTACAATGAAGCTAAAGCTAATTATGGAAACAATATTAGACGAGCATTTACGTATAAAGCTTTGAATAGATTAATCCAAGGTTCAGCTGCAGATCAGGCGAAACAAGCTATGATTGATTGTTATAAAGCTGGCTTTTTACCTTTATTACAGATCCATGATGAGTTATGCTTTAGTATTGGAGAAGAGAAAGACATTGCATTAATAAAAAATAAAATGGAAAATGCAGTAGAAAACTTAAAGGTACCTTTTAAATGTGATGTAGCTTTAGGTAAAAGCTGGGGAGAAGCAAAGGAAAAATGATATGGATAAAGATAAGGAAAAAACATCTTGCCTAAGATGTAGAGACACTAGAGAAGTATGGGTATGGAAAGATACCTCTGAATCAGAAAAGATCAAAGTTGATTGTCCAATGTGTAGCGCACAACGGCCACCGGAAGAACTAAGAGCTGAAGGACTTATTTAGGTTTTCTTTTTGGATAGATTATTTGGTCTTTTATAGTCTTTCCATTTACAATTGAATGTTCTGAGTCCGTCTTCAGTAAGTATTTTAATAATGTGGCCTCGGTCTGTTGATTCAACGTAATGCCTAATATAGTTAGGAATGTCAGCATACGAATCTCCTTTTTTTGAAGTCATAGATAGCCTGTGTTGTAAATGATTTTTTAATAGGTTGCTAGTATTTTTTACTAGCTGTTTTGTATAAGACTCTGAGATGCATCAATAACGCTTTGTTCATTGATTCTTTTCTTCAGGTCTTTAATCTTAATATCGATCCACTTCATGTCAGTAGTAACTCTACCCTGTTTTAACGCCTGACTCGCCCACTTGGACTCCAACTGAAGCTTCTCCGATATTAGCATTTGTAGTGCCATTTTTTAGCTCCTCTAAAGTAATGAAAACTCTTTTTGGTGTATAAAGAGGTTCATCTTTTGCTTCGAT